TTTATGATCTTTTTTACATGCTGCTCGGTAAACTACAATCAGGTTAATAGGATCAATCAGTCAATCAAACAGTGAGTGAGTCAATCATTACCTTCAGCGCATTCGCACTTATGTCAAATGCGCTGCGCCATAGGCAACTTTCAGATGATGATGAAGAGTACTGAGTCAGTCAGTCAATCAACCCGCGCAATAAAATGAAGGGCGGTCAGCGAACCGACCGCCCAATCAAATTAAGCGTAGGTGATGAATCCATCTTCCATCAAATCTTTGCGATAAAATGTGTAGATCCGCTTCGGAGTTTGAACAGTCGCGAGACCGTTCTCGATTAGACCGTCAACGATCTGCTGCTGAGTGGCAGTGCCGCCCAAAGCCTCAAGCGTGTCAAGAATGATCCCCGCCTGTTTTGGCAGCTTGCGGTTTTCAATAGTCTTGGTCAGAAGCTTGACCTTACGACCATCGAAACCCTTGGGAGCTGGAGCAGGAATGCCAGAGTTACCAGCTGGATCGACAACCTTCAGTGCTGCTTTTGCGGCACCACGAGCACCCATGCTAGGTGCGAGCAGAGAGACTGGATCAGTCTTTTTCGCGGCTGGCTTCTTTGTAGCTTTTGTGGAAGTAGCTTTCTTCTGTGTTGCTGCAGTCATATCTTTCTCCTGTATTAGACTGTTGCGCTGGCCGAGCACCTCGCCCTAACCATGCTCTTAATATAGTATAGTAAGACAGAGAAGTAAAGTACAAAATAGATCAAAATTATCAGCCCCAAGAACAGGACGAGTCAATCAAACAGTCGATCAGTCGGTCAGTCAACACGCAGTTTGCGTATCGAGTGAGTCAGTCAAACAAAGGTGATTCAAAACCATGGGCCAATCAATAGGACCGATCGCCCGGAATGCAGTAGATGATGAAACACCATGGTCCAATAGCCTCAATGCATCAACCCCGCGATGGAGCGTCAAGGCATTGTGTTTTGAATGGGCCACTATGATCCATGAACGGCCTCCCGCTGCTGCACGGCGCATGTGCCAAGAACATTGAAAAGGAGTCAGTGAGACACTATCAGTTGTAGTACACTTGAGTTCAACCCAAAACTCACGGCCACCATAACAACCATTAACGTCAGGAACTCCCTGCTGAAGCGCCCCCGTCTCGATCCTCTGCCAATGAACCTTGGGCAGATTGTTCTTCAATGCTTGGTATAACTTCTTCTCTGTACGATACATCTTCCACCACTTGCATGTTGCTGCCGTTCAAAAGATCAAGTAATTTTGACTGTAGCTCTTCATCCGACATAGCTTCGACCTTATTGACGGTCACTTCTTTTTTCTCGATATATAGCCCCGCCACCTTGCCCCGCGAGACCTCCGCAGAGATAGCCGAGGAAATCTGCCCTGTATCTACGGCTTCGTCACGTAACCGGGAAAGTTCAGTAAGATGCGACTCAATAGAAACATTCTGCCGTTCGCGCTCTTTTTGCAAAAGTTCTATGATATGATTGGCGATGAGAGGATTCCTGCGAAGCAAGGCAGAGCCTTGAGCTTTCGCTCCAAATTTATGTTTTGTGAACCCTGCGCGGCGAGCTGCCTCAGCCCCCGACATACCCTGTACATACAAAACGCAGAACTTTTTATGCGATGGCGTCAGAGGGCGATGCCTCTTACCATCTGGAGTCACCCAGTACTGGCCACATTCTGATGGTTCGAGTGGTGTGTATTCCAGCGAGTCCAATGTAGTTGGCGGGTTCTTGGGGCGGGTTGGATTCATGTTTGCCACGGCAGTCTCCTTGCTTACCAAAGTAAACATACCAGCAAGTCTTACCCACCGCAATGTGAATTTCCAGTGAGTTTTAGAATATTATTAGAAAGATTGCTCCGCGACGGCTTATCGTTCTACTCTGTTATGATAACCTAAAACACCATTGTCATAACCAAGAACCAAGGAAATAGAACCACTTACAAAGATATTATGACATTATGACATTATGATGGAGGTTTACACGAGTCACTCACTCAAACCTACGGGGAGAGCATTGGGGGCCGAAGCCCCCAGCACTATTAGTTAGTTTCGTGGACCATGCGACCGCAATGTTCCCATGCGCTATCCGTTCGCAGACCGTCTTTAGGATCAGGGTCATAAAAATATGCAAACGTGTTCATATCGTGATTTAAGTCAATAGCAACGGCAAGAGTATCATGGGGCCAAGTATCAAGGTCAATGAGTTGATGGATATAGTTTTCCATTTCGATAAGACTAAGCCAAAGGCCACCCATAAATTTACGTTCACGGGTCTCGGTATTTTCAGCAAAGAGTGCGTACATAATTACCCCCACCATTCTTGGGCACAGGATGCTGGTCCTGGACCTGATTTAAGACGATAAACACGAACTGTTTCCTTGATGCGAACTAGCGACCATTCCGTTTCTTCGATGTCAGCACGTTCGCGTTCATCTAAAGAGAACGGGTGGTGGTCTACTGTATACTGAACTCGCTGCGAAACTTCACGGGACGCCCAATCGTGCGCCTCTTGCTCTGTATCGAACGACATAACCATGGGGGATGGATCGAGCGAGTCGATCGCATATGTAACTGTCCAAACTTTCATATTAGCCTCCATACTCATCGCTATAACACTCTTCGTGGATGCACTCATCGCAGTACGCGCTTGATACGTCAGCACTTGCTGAATAAAGTGCAGGTTTATCGCAATATTCGTTAACACATGTAGCAGGGCGGTTTTCTGCGACGTGGTGAGAAACAACTAACTCGCCGTTTTCAACACTGACGTGTTTTACTCGCAAGTAAGAAGTCGATGACACTGTTGTTTTTGGCATATCAATCATCCTTTGTTAATTAACCGTATATATATTATAGTAAACAAAGTAAGCGAATAATATCTCAAAGTAGTGGTGTGAACGAGTCAGTCTAACAAGTGCCAGCGCACAAAAAACCCCAAGGTCATTGGGGACAGGATCAAGTAAGTATCCGCTTTCGCTGTCGATTATACTCTGATGCTGTCGCCCTGTGGTGTGATACCGCCCTTCTTCAGGGTTACTTGCACACCAACGACCTTGGGGCCATAGAGCAGGGAAAATGTTTCAGAAAAACCCTGCTCTATTTCTTGTTAGTTACGCGGCTTCTGCGTACTCGATGGCTTTTTCGAGAGCCTTGGCTTTGCGGTTAGCCCCTGCGCCAAACCATGCGCTATGAAGGGCATTACCCTCAGCTTGACCTTTACGCTGGTGGTCTTCGACGAAGGTTACACCATTGAGTGCGCCCCACCATGTACCCTTGGCGGCTTTGAGTGTAGCCCCTGGAGACTGGTCGATCGCTGTCATCACCATGTCGGCAGTCCGTGTAAACTTCTCGCGCATGATGAGCTGAGGGTCTTTTGCTTTCTCGACGAACAGGTCTTTCTGGTACAACTCGGCAATGTAATTAGATACCGAATCACCAGTAAACTGCTTGGATGAAAGGAACTCTGCTTGCTTTTTGAACTCCTCACGGCGAGCCTTGGAAAGGCCAAGAGCCTCTGCAGCGGCTTGACGAACATCATCGTCGAAAGCACGGATATGGGGCATACGGAACGCTGCACCGCCATCGCGTAACGCAACGGTCAGCGTATTATTACACACGACACGGATCGGTGTAAACTTGATCGTCATCGCCTTACCCGAGATGTGTGGCTGGTTGATGAGTAAGTAACCTTTGACCTCGTCGCCCCCTGCCAACTGAAAGTCTGCGGCGATCTTAGCAAGCCCCCAAACCTCAGAGCCGCTTTTCAGCGAACCAGCTGTCTCCATAGTCATATGGCCAGCCTCCGTAAACTTCTTGAAGAAGTCGAAGATCTCTTCGTTTTGAATAGGAACGTAATCAGACCCACAATGCGATAGAACTTTGTTATCGCTATCGCGAGTTAGAAAGTGGTGGTCCTCGACATATAACAAATTAGACTCGTCCATACCCTCGCGGTGTGCTGGCTCGTTAATAGTATATGCTGGACGCTTAGAAACAGTCCAGTCGAGATCTGCAGCTTGCATCATCTCAACAGGTGTAAGGTTATCCTCAACAGGAACACCAAGACCGTGCCAAGGAACTGCTCCTGCATATGCCATAGTTTCAACTTCATGTGCCATATCTTTCTCCTTTATCTATGATTGCACAACTTACTTCTTACTTTATTAATATAGTATACAAAGCGCGTGAATAAAACGTCAAAACGCTGGTCTTTTATATCATAATTACCACCGATTACCAGTTTGCAAACTGTGCATCTAAGTTCGCTTTTTTGATT